GTTTCATAAAACGTTTTCGTCTGTAACTCTCATAAGGGAACTCTTCCCAAAAACTTTTTATACTAGGAGTATGCTCGCTTACACTAGTCCATTTGTAAGGCACTTCACTTTCGTCATCCCAATCGCCGTAGTTAGTCCAAGCACCAGTTTTATCAACATCGATGCCATGAATGCAACTACTGTTCCAGCCAGGGTGTTCTTCACCTCTATGATCTACAAATCGAGCAGCAGCCGTTTCTTTTTTCCAAGCATCGAGATTAAATTCAATATCTAATTCTAGCCATCCAAAGTCTGATTTGTTTAACAACCAATCTGCTATTTCGTAATCACTCCGCATTACAAATCTCCAATATAGTTGTAGCTACATAGTCAACTTGTTTTTCTGTTAAGGCAGGGCTTGTAGGAATATCTAATCCTGTTGTTGATATTAGCTCAGCGTTTGGGTAGTTGCCTGTATCTTTGTAATAAGGATGTTTATGCATAGGAGTAAACACAGCTCTAGATTCTATGCCTTTATTTTTAAGTTTTTCTATTAAGTGCTGTCTTTTATCAGCCGCTACAAATATTTGATATCTCCAATAAACGTTTTTATGTATTTCGGGAATTATGTTTTTAAAATAATTATTATACAAATTTGCAATATGTCTACGTTTTTCAATTAATGAATCGATTTGTTCAAGTTGTGCAAGGGCAACCGCAGCCGCAATATTACTCATGCGATTATTCAAACATAACTCTGTACCACTAGCATTGTTTTCGGCAGGAGTCCTTAATTGTATTATTTTGTCTCTGTAAGTAGGATTATTAAACGTAATGGCACCGCCCTCGCCCGATGCTATAATTTTATTATGAAAACTATGGCAAGCAAGATCACCTAAACTGCCTACTCTTTTTCCGTTTATTTCAGCACCAAACGACTCTGCGGCATCTTCAATAACCGGAATATCTCCGACTGCTTCTTTAATTGCTTCAATATCACACGGACTGCCGTATAAGTGAACAGCAATAATTGCTTTTGTTTTTGGTGTTAATTTTTCTTTTATTTGTTCAGCCTCTGCATTTAGAGAATTAGGAGCACAATCTGCAAAAACAACTTTAGCTCCTAAACTAGAAACTGCAAATGTTGTAGCAGACATCGTTAACGTAGGAACAATAACTTCATCGTCTTTACCTATTCCTAGTACTCGCAATGCAGTTATTAGAGCATACGTACCGTTTACTATAGTCAGACCATAATTTGTATTACAATAAGCAGCAATTTCTTGTTCTAATTTATCCACAAATTCGCCCTGCCAAGATATCCAATTGGTATCTATACAACGGTTAAGGTATTCTTTTTCATTCCCTTTTAACACAGGGGCGTCTAATGGTATATGCATTCTGATCTATTCCTGTAATATTTATTACACCATAAATATCTTTATGCTAGATAGTGAAACTAAATGCGCAGCCTTTTGGAGTCATACTAATGTGCGCGGCGGAGATAGAATTTATCCTTGTTGTAGATTTAAAAGATCTATAGGCAAGTTTGACGGTAATTTAAATAACATACTCTATTCTAGCGAATATGACAAATTAAGAAATACTGACGTAACTACACTGCATGATTGTAGTAAGTGTATGCTCGAAGAAGCAAACGGCAAAAAAAGTTTAAGACAAAGTTTCAACGAACAATACTCAACCGACGAAATAAAATTAAAATATCTAGAAATTGGATTTGACAACATATGCAATTTAACTTGTGACGGTTGTTGGGGAGAATGGAGTAGCGCCTGGGCAAAAAAAGAAAACAAATTGTACTACACCGAACTTTCTGAAATCGAACAAGTACCAACAGATTTAGAAAAAATAGTTTTTTTAGGTGGAGAACCGTTGCAAACAAACAAGCACGTAAAATTTTTAAAACGTCTAGATAATTTGCCTAACATTGATTTAATTTATTATACTAACGGTATGTTTTTAATCAAAGATATTGAATTACTACAAAGGGCAAAGTCGGTTAATATGATTCTTAGTATTGACGCGGTTGGTAAGTTAAATGAACAAGTAAGAACTGGAAGTAACTGGGATCAAATACTTAAATTTATTGATCAAGTAAAACAATTAAATTTTAAACTATCTATACATTCTGTTTTGCACATAAACAGTTGGCCAGGAATTGCAGAATTAGAAAAGTTTGTAAATTCGTTAAATGTAGATTGGGAAGTAAATCCGTTGACTTTTCCTGAAAAGTTAGATATGCGCAAGTCGTCAAATAAACAAGAAATAATTGATCTTATTTCTCAAACAAATATTCCTAATAAAGATTATATTTTAAATTTTTTACAATGATAACAGAAACAGAACAATACAATAATTGGAAAAATGCCGAAACTGTAAAATCAAGTTTTCAAAAAACTTGGACAAATATAGATGTTCCTTGGCAAGAAGTTATACAAACTAAAGAAGTTATCGAAGGCGACCCTTGGGATATTTATACAACACCGTTAAAAGACCAATTAGCAGAATTACATAACACATGGAATATTCCAGACGAGTCAGTGCGTCATTATATGAGCATAAGGCCTGAGCTAAAAGATGGCCTAGAAAAACTATTAGAACCATTTAAAAATTATACTTATAACTACAGTCTATTAAAGTTAACAGCAGGACATATGATTGTTTGGCACTTTGATACATATGCAACCTTTGTAAAACATAATAACATTAAACAAAAAGATGCAGATAAAATAAAAAGAACTGCTATAATGTTAACTGATTGGAGTTTCGGTCATGTATTGCAAGTTGGTCCCAATGTATTTTCTAACTGGCGCCCGGGTGATGCGTTTACGTGGAAAAACGATACCTGGCACGGTGCTAGCAATTTTGGGAAAGATGATATGATATTAATGCAGGTAACTTACATTGACGAATAAAAAACATATGAGCGAAGATAAAAGAGCTATGAACTATGGCAGTTCAGGTCCTATTTATGATAGTGAAACTGTTGCACATTTAGAAAATTTTAAACCTAATCTACATATGGTTATGACTGACGAAAATGTAATACAAAATTTTTGCAACAAGTATACAAAATGGATAACATCTACAAAATTAAATTCTTATAAAGGGTTAGATAGCTTTCAATATGCTACTTATGCTAACGCTACAAGTGAAAGTTTCGATAAATTTTATATGCGTAATAACACACGGCGTTTTAGATGTTTTAAAGGTGAATATATGTATCATCAATTAGCCTGGAGAAATAGTTGGCCAGACTGGCAATACATAGAATTAGATGACCTTAAAGAAAACGATGCAGTTGTAATAAGTTATCCTTTTTCTGATACTGGAAAAAAACACCCGCAACAAGATACGGTTTTAGAACGTTGTACAGAGTTAGGAATTCCTGTATTGTTAGATTGCGTTTTTGCAGGAGTAGCAAGAGATCTTGAATTTGATTTTACATACCCTTGTATCACAGATATAACATTTAGTTTAAGCAAAATTTTTCCAGTTGCATATGCAAGAATAGGTATGCGATTAACTAGAGAAGACGATGATGATACATTATTTGTGTATCAAAAAATTGCATACCATAATAGGATAGGAGCAGCATTAGGTTTGCATTTTATTGAACACTTTGACGTAGATTATGTTAGTGAAAAATACTATCCTGAACAAATAAAACTATGTAAACAATTAAATGTCGAACCGTCTAATACTGTATTTTTTGGCTTAGGCGGCAACGAATGGAAACAGTATAATCGAGGAGGACAAACTAACCGGTTGAGTTTTCACAAAATTATACACAACGGAGTAAAATAAATGGCAGTTATTTCAAATAATGATTGGGACCCTTTAGAAGAAATTATAGTTGGCATTGCAGACAATGCTTTGCAACCACCGATGGATATTAGTACACACTGTTTTGTGTATGGCGGAGAAAAATGGGAAGATATACAACATTTACAAGGAACACATGAACCTTGGGTACTTGAAGAAGGTCAAGAAGATCTTGACCGCTTGGCTGATACATTAAAAAGTTTAGGCGTCACTGTGCATAGACCAGAGTCTATTGACAACACTAAAGAATTTAGCACACCTGAATGGAAAGCTCGAGGCTGGTACAATTTTTGTCCAAGAGATTTAATGCTACCATTAGATAATTTAATAATAGAATGCCCTAGTCCAATGCGAGGTCGATATTTTGAAACCCGTGCATATAGGAAGTATCTTTATGATCAAATGAAAGACGGAACACAATGGATATGCGCACCTAAGCCAGTATTAGAAGATGATTCTTACCAGTTTGATAACTTAGATATTGGAACTCTAAAAAACAATGAGATTGTTTTTGATGCAGCCAATATTGTACGATTGGGGAAAGATTTGCTATGTCAAGTTAGCAATAGCGGAAACCAATTAGGATTTGAGTGGCTACAAACGGTACTTAAAGATAAAGGATATCGAGTTCATACAGTAGAAAAACTTTATAGTTTTGCACATTTTGATTCTACAATTTTGCCTTTACGTCCGGGATTGGTTTTATTCAATGCAGAAAGAGTAACACCCGATAACTATCCTAAGATATTTAAAGATTGGGATAAAATATGGTTCCATCCAGATAGACTAGCTGTACCTTCTGCCAATCTAGATGGCGGAATAGCACCGTGTAGTACATCAATTGGCTTAAACTTTTTAAGTGTAAATCCTGAATTAGTTATTTGCGATATAGAACAAGAAGAATTGCGTAAAGAGCTTAGTAAATGGGGAATTGAATCAATAGGTCTTCCTTGTCGTCAAGCAAGAACAATGAGTGGCGGATTTCATTGTAGCACGTTAGATGTTAAGAGAAAAGGAAAACTAGAGGATTACTTTTCAAAATGAAAACCGAATTGATAAATTTTGAGTTATGGTATTCGTATGATGAAGAACATGATATTGAAAAAATTAACAATCTAAGAATTTCTCTTGTTTTAAAAGATATAGAACGTGCAGTTAAAATACGACAAGTTGATACTATTGTTGGTTTATTGTTAATTGACGGATTTTTGTATAGCACTACTATATATGAAAGTCTTGCAGTAATAGAAAACGAAGCAAAAAAATTAGGAATAAAAAATTTATATCTTCTTCCTGGTATGTGTGGCTTAGAAAAGTATCAAGAAGAAATAGATAAAAGAAATTTATCGTATAAAATAATTACCGGTTATGATTTTGCCGCAAAGCAAATGTATCTATCGTACAAGAACCAGCCTAATATAAAATGGCAATCAGATACAGATAAATTTTTATTCTTAGGAGGAGTCCCTAGTAGAGCAAACAGGATAGGTTTATTATATAGATACTACAAAGAAAATATGTTAGATAACTGCGAATGGACATTTTTTCCTCCCTGGACAGAAAAAGATAAACAGTGGTGTAGAAACTATTTAAATAGCTGTACAGATCAAGAATACAACGAGTTTATTAAATTTGCTGATAGAGCTATAGACTCTAAATATGCTAATTCTAAATGTTATTCAACATTTAGTGGGAAAGAAATAGCAGATACAAATATATTACAAACAGAATGGATACAAGATCCGTCTTATATAGATCCTAATATATACAAGACAACTAGTTTAAGTATTATAACCAAATATGAATACGACAATGCTACTAGCCACAGTTTTTTAGGAGAAAAAACTTGGAGAGCAATTATTAACAATCATCCTTTTATACTTGCCGATAATAAGCCGGCCGAAAGATTCGACTATATGAAATCACTAGGTATAAATACCTTTGATAATTTCACTATTAATAATTATGGGTATATTATCGATGAGGAAGAAAGACTAGATAGTGTTGTTGAAAATACAAAATATTTTATGTCTTTAATTGATACTCATAAGGATGAAATTGACACTGCTATAAAACATAATTATAATATATTTAAAAAGGTTTGTGAAAACAACAAGGAAATAGAAATGTTATTAAAACATTATTTTAACGCATCGAAAGAAAGCATGAAAATATTAAAAGTAAAAGGTTATGATAAATTTATAAGGGTACCTAAATGAATTTTGGAATATTAGGCTACGGTTATGTAGGCAAAGCAACTCATAAAGGAGTTCTTAAAGATCAGAAAGCAATAGTATATGATACTATGTTTGATGTTGAAAAAGAAATTATTTATAAAGCAGATACTGTGTTTATCTGTATCCCCACAAATACAGACGAAGATATTGAAATCATAATTAGAGAAATAAAAGATTTACAAGCTCATAATTCTGATGTAAAGATCATTATTCGTAGTACATTGCCATTAGGCGCTTGTACAAAAATCCAAACAGAAGTAGGACCTATTATCTATATCCCAGAATTTTTACGCGAACGTTATTGGGACACAGACTGCCTAAAGCGTCCGTTAGTTGTAGGCTGCGATGTTGCAGACTTTTTACCAAACTGGTTACTACAAGAAGAAATACACGAATGTAGTACAATCGAAGCAGAACTTGTAAAAATGTTTTCTAATAATTTTGCTACATTACGTATTGCTTTTGCAAATGTATTTTATGATTTGTCGCAGAGTGTAGGTGCAGACTACGATACAGTAAAAGATATGTTTTTTAAAATACAACAAGATCAAACATATATGGAAGTTCCTGGTCACGACGGCGGCAGAGGATTTAGTGGTAAGTGTCTGCCCAAAGATTTAGATTTTTTAATTAATACATTAGACACACATAACATCAATCAAAACTGGTTTAAACACATACGGGAGTTGAACAAAGGGTGGCAAAAAAAGTCTTAATCACAGGCTGCTCGGGTTTAATAGGTAGGGAGTTGTCTAAACAGTTAGTAGAGATGGACTACTATACTGTGGGTGTAGATAACGAAACACGATTTAAAAATTTTCAACCTTCAGGATTAGATGAATATTATCAAATGGGCATAGAAGAATTTGTAAATGCATTTACAAATGACTTTGATTACATATATCATTTTGCAGCAATTAACGGCACGAAATCTTTTTACACCAATCCAACACACGTACTATTAAACAATACTAAAATAGATATAGCAATGTTCGACTTTGCATCAAGTAATTTAGATTGTAAATTCATATACGCAAGTTCAAGCGAAGTCGTAAGTGGCACTACTAATTACCCTACCGCTGAAGAATTAGATTTGCATATTAAAGACGTAACAAATCCTAGGTGGAGTTACCGCTTGCCAAAGATAATGACTGAAAATTTATTATTCAACAGTAACATTAATTTTGTTATTTTTCGCTATTTTAATGTGTATAGCGAACATAGCGGCAAAGGACATTTTGTAAAAGATATAATTGATAAAATTAAAAATCAAGATTTTAATCTTATATCTCCTAACGAAACTAGATCGTTTTGTTATGTAAAAGATGCAGTATCTGCAACTATCCAATGTGCAGAGATAGTACAAAACGATATTATTAATATTGGCAGCGATGAAGAAATAACAATTAAAACAGCAACAGATATTCTTAGCCATGCCTTGGGGTACAAAGGCGACTGGAACGAATTGCCGAGTATGCAAGGAAGCACTAAAAGACGACAGCCTGATTTAAAAAAATTAAAAAAATATGTACCTAATTATACTCCAGAAAAATTTTCAACTGTCATAGAAAAAATCAAAGATAAACTATGAACGGTCATATTACACCCTATTGGGATATAAATGATTATATCAATTTGCAATATAACAAAGCAACTATTGACGAAATCTACTTAAAAGATTACCTAGCAAACGGCCATTCTAACGAGCAAATTAACATATACAATTTTTTTGAAAATGAAGATATGCCGCAATCTGCCTTACAAATAAAAGAAAATTTTCCTGAGTTAGATCCAATATCAGTTGCTGTAAATTATCTTAAACCAGGAACATATTTGCCATTGCATTCTGATCTATATAAAAAATGGTTAAAAGTTTTTAACTTAACCGATGTTCAACGAATACAAAGAATAATTGTAATGTTGCAAGACCATGAGCCGGGGCAATATTTAGAAGTTGATAAAAATGTTATAAACAACTGGAAGGCCGGAGATTGGTTTTCGTGGACAGGAAAAACTAATCATGCTGTTTATAATTTTAGCAACATTGACAGATATGCACTGCAAATAACAGGTTATAAATAGTAATATGCAGTATTATAAATTTATAGACGTTCCTAATTGGAAAAATTTACAAGGTCAAATAATAGAATTTAAGAATAAATTCACGCCTCCTCCCCCAAAAACTATTTGGTGGTGTCATTTTGAAGACGAAGTTCGAAGAGAAATTCCTGAACTATTAGACTCATTTGAAAGTATGGGTCTCAAAATGAAACAGATGATAATTTTTACTAATCTTTATAATGATATTACTGTAACGGATAACAAAGATCCGATGAGTATATTTGTACACACAGATAGAGAAGATGATACCGAGTCAAAATACGATAAGGTTCCTGTGCTAACTGATTTTATTCCTACTATTGCACTAAACATTCCTCTAGAACATTGTGAAGAATCTACAACACTTTTTTACAAGTTAAAAGACGAAACTGAGGATGACGTGTATTATCCAACTTATAATTGTGGAGGTCACAGTCATAGTAATGTAATAGAAATTGAAAGATTTACATTGACTCAGCCAGCAGTGCTAAGAGTTGATGTTCCGCACGGGGTATATAATCCAGTTAAATTGCCTAGAACAGTTGCAACTTTTAGATTTGAAAATAATTTAGAATACTTGTTTGATTAATTATAAAGCAGCAATTCTAGTTTGGAAATCACTAAAGTCTATACTAGCCGCCACTACACTTTGTAAAGTCGATAAACTTACATAGCCTGGAATAGTATTATTTACAGCGTCAACTAATACGGTTGAATCGTCACCAAAAACTGAACCTGTTAAGTCTGATTTTATAGAAGGAGCACTAAGGACACCACTGCTGTTGAAACTAAGTGTAGAGCTAATATTTCCACTGTCAAACATGAACACATTCCACGTGCTTGGAGTTGTTCCAGCCGTCGGCAAGTTTTCGACTAGTACACTCATTACAGCACCCGGAGCAAAAGCACTTCCGTCCCAACCAGACCAAGTAAGGTCGCCTAAGCCATCGTCTGTTTGCACACTAGTTGGCGATGTAAGTGTTCCACCTGATGTTCTAAATGCAACTTCAGGTATCGAATCTACAGTTGAAAATGCTTCAAGAATAGGCCCTTCATCGACACCTTGCCAGTATAACTCTACTCGCTGATTTTCTAAACTAGATCCTATGCTAAGTAAATCTCCAGTTGCTTTGATATTTGCAGTTGTAATTGTGTTTGTTGTAAATGTATCTACACTTGCTTCGTGATTTATGCTATCATAAAATACACTAGAATCATCTGCAAATATACTTCCTGTTACATCACCAAAAAATCTTCCTGAAACAGTATTTGCTAATATAACGTCTGCTTGCAAGTTGTTATTTAAAAGTATATTTCCGTTTCCGACAACATTAAATCCATTAAGATTTAAATTGCCGCCTAAAGTAGGACTAGCATCATCTTGTACTTGTTGCATTACGTTACTGATACCTGAACCATCACCTATCAAAGTAGTAGCCGTAATTGTATCAGCGTTTGATATACTAAAGCCTCCTGCATCTAAGTTGCCCCCTAAAGCAGGATTTGTATCTGCAGACACGGTAGTTGTAGTATCGTCTGCGCCTACACTCCAATTTGCACCATCGAATTTTAAGATAGAACCAGTTACAGCACCAGTTAAATCTACATTAGAAATATCTGCAAGTTCTAAAGGAGCATTAACCCAATCGGCACCGTCAAAATACAAAACATCTCCAGATGCTTGTGCGGCTATAACAACATCATTTAGCTCAGTAAGTGTTAATGTGCTGTCGATCCACTCAGCACCGTCGTATTTAATAAATGCACCGATGTCTGGAGAAGTGATGTTTACATCGTCTAAGCCAGACAACGAGTTATTTAATGTTTGATTACCCCAATTAAGACCATCATATGTAAGAACTTGATCTGCTGCTAATCCTGCTAACACTACGTCAGTTAGGTCACCTAAAGCACTGTCTACAGCACTAAAAGTTCCAGGGCGCCATTCTTGATTATTTGAGTCCCATATTAAGGCTTCGCCGTCTACAGGCTGAGTACTATCGCCTTGTGTGGTATTTACGTCGGAAAGTTCATTGATGGACAACGCACCAGTATCAATTGGGAGACCTCCCTCAGTGACTCCGTCACCAACATAAACTCTTTTGGTATCAGTTGCATATATTAATTCGCCGGCTAGCGGCACAATTAATAGTCTTTCAGCGTCTGTACCTCTTCTTAAACGTAAAGCCATTCACGTAACTCCTAATAATATTTATATAGTATTTATGCCTTTTGTCAAAATACTATTTTCTTTTCTTTAGGAAATGAGTCGTTCGGCGTTGTACATCTTTTTTTACTTTTTGCGTATCTAATTTGAAATCAATATTAACAATTTCGTCTTGATATTCTTCAAACAACTCATTTAATTCAGCGTTTACTACTTCAGGAGTAGCAGATTTTGTCTTTGTAAAATCAATTACCCATACATCTGAATTTCTAAAAGCAACGTGAATAGCATTGAGATACTCTAAAGGTACGCTTTTTACATCTATATCGCCGAATACTTCAGGCCAGCTATCAATTACTTCTTGTGGAAGTCTTTTACTCACTGGCTGCTGTCTTACTCTTTTTCTTAGTTGGAACAAGTTCTTCTGCCTGTTCTCTTAATCTTTTTGCTTCTTTAAAAAGTGAGTCAGCTTGTGAACGGTATTGTGCAGCCAATTCTTCGTCGGTAAGCACACCGTCAGTGTTTGTAACAACAGTTTCTTCAGTTTCTGTTACTACAGAGTCTGTTACTACAGGTGCTACAGGAGTTTCTTGTGCAGTATCAGGTTTGATTGCAAGATCTGATATACTAACACCTTGCTGTTCTGCAATTAATGCATTTAGCTCGTTTAGTGGTAAACTAGTTTTTGTATTAGGAGTCATTATAATATCAGTAGTTGGATATTTGTTAAGTTTTCCTGTTGTATGAAATGCTTCTAGCATATTACGACCGTCAGGTAGCATTGACCTTGCCATAGCTTCTGCTAGTTCAAATGACGTTTGTCCTGTATTGCTTTCTACTAGATTCATTAAAGTATCGTGCTGATCTGCATCTAATGACTCTGTTGCTACAACTATACAGTTGTCTGGTTCGTTAGGTACAGTTTTATAAGCAACTACAACCTTACGCCCGTTTTTCATTTTACCTATATGTTTTAGTTCAGACATATTATTCTCCTTTTACTGGTTCTCCAGCTTGTTGTTGTTTTGCAACAGCGGCTAAAAATGCTTCTAGTTTAGTATAAACTTGTCCTACGGTCATCATTTCATTTGGTTTAAATGCACCGCGCTGACTAGCAACATCAATAACTGCTTTAATTGCTTGCAAATCTTGTACTGTTAAATCTGTAACAGGCGAAGATTCTTGTGCTTCCGGAGCAGGTGCCGCCGCTTTTTCTTGTTGTTTAGTTTCGCTCATATTTTAATCTCCTATGTAAATATATATGCGTACTTTATTTATTGATACTTTAAATGTGGACAAGCCAACATGAAATAACTCATTTCTTTTGAATCTTCAAATCCTATTTTTAATCCAGAGTTAATAAAACCGTCATCAGATAAAGAGTTACCTTGTCCTATATAATATCTGCCCTTGCAGTTTTCCTTTATCCATAGTTCTATAGCATTAAGCAAATTATAGGATAAAATCAAATTACAGTAATTAAAAAAAGGAGGCGGAACCTCTAATTTTCTTAAGCCAAACAAGTTTAATGGATTAGGGTTATCAAAATCAATTTTCATAATGTAAGGTTGTACCAAATGGTGCTTCAATAGATTTATCTCTGTTAGAATGGATTAAGAAAATTGTATCGCAGTATGACTCATCTCCCCAACTACCCCAAGGATATCCATCTGTAAACATAATAAACTTTTTAGGTACAATATCATTGTCTTTCATATACTTCCAGTTAACATCAAAGTCAGTACCACCACCGCCGGTAATTGTATAATCACGAATATCGTTACCGCAGTCTGAACTAAACTCTTCTTCGTTGTATACTTCTGTATCAAAGCACCAAATTTTTATTTTGTAATCTTTAAATTCGTCCATTATACCTTTAACTTCGCTTATAAAGTCTCTTGCCTGCGCATCGCCAATTGATCCGCTCATATCAAGTGATAGTACAATATCTATAGTTTCGTCAAACTTCATGCCCGGCAAAACAACACCAGTATTCCAGCCTTTTCTTGAAGGTCGAACAAAACTGTAGTCGTTTTTAATCGTACTCTGAATTTGTGTCCTTATAATTTGACGCCAGTTCATTTTGGGTTCAACGAGATCTTTAATAATTCTTTGTACTTCTTTAGGTAAATTTCCAGCGCCTGCACTTTGAGCTGCCGAAATCATATTCTCTTTGATTTCGTCTTTAATCTTTTTTAGTTCATCTTTTGTATAAGTAGGACGTTTTTCTTTGCCTTCACCATCATCGCTATCGTCTTCTTCACTCTCCCAGTCGATATGATCGTCTAGTAGTTCGCCTAATTGTTTTACAAACTCTTCGCCTTGTTTTTCTGCCTGATCAAACAGATCGTCATATACTTCTTCTGAAGTCCAGCTATCATACTTAAAGTCTTGAAAACACTGAACTAGGGTGGGCATTGTACCTATTCTATCACGCACTAAGGTGTTATTAACAATGTAATCACAAGCAATATTAAAAAGTACAGGATTACGATCTTCGCGACGAATGATATGATCAAATACACAGTGCAAAATTTCGTGTGCAATTACAAACTCGATTTCTTTATTAGAAAGAGCATTAAAAAACTGAGTGTTGTAGTACAGAGTACGACCGTCTGTAGCGGCTGTAGGACACCAATCGTCACAGTGCTGAACACGTAAACGAGTAGCCATATTACCAAAAAATGGATGACGCAATAATAAACCGACACGAGCAACAATAACTCTGTCGTGAACTTCTTCACGCATCACTTTAAGTTCTTTTTCGGAAAGTTCTTTTGGTTGAAATGTTTTTGTATCTATGCCCATGCCGTACGTCCTTTGTTTATACTATATATTATACAAAAGAAAAGAGAATTTGTCAATATGAAATGAAAAAACAGTGGGCCGTAGCCCACTGTATTATAACCATTAAGCCTCTTGCGCAGCCTTAATGTATTTTCCATATCGCTCATGAAACTCGTCAAAGCAATCAACTTTGTCAGGATCAATTGGTAATGAATATTGTGTGAGGGCTAATTTAATACCCATTACAACTAATTCTGTATCGAAGTTATCCATTGCGAAACGTAGGAAGTTAGAAACCTTTTTATCAAACATCTTATCGTTTTTATCAGAGGCTTCTTTTAATTCGTAACAGAGCGAAACAGTTAAGGAATACATGGCACTAATTTCTTTACTGTTAAGCTCTGTTACTTTTCCTACTAGGATATCTGTTGGGTTGGGCAATGTACTGGCAACTTTACGGTGTGCCATAAATTTTACTGCTTCGCCTTCACCAACAGACCCACTAACTAGATCAGTAGTGGTATTTTCGTCCAAGTTATCATCTAATAAATCGCTTACAAAACTCCATGATCGGGGAGTCGGAAAAGCTCTACTAGAAGATCTTGGATCGAAATCGTATAAACTTTTTTTACTAAAGGTAATGTAACCTACAACGTCTGAATGTTGTTTGTTTGCAGTAGCCCATTCTAACCAGTCGTCAAAGTCGACACGCATTTCCAAGTGAACAAAACGGTTAGCTAACGGTGCAGGCATACGATATGTAACACCTTTGTCAGCTTCGCGGTTACCTGCCGCAACAATCATTACATTGTCAGGCAAAACATATTGTCCAACTTTTCTATTTAGAACTAGCTGATAGGCTGCCGCCTGTACAGCTGGAGCCGCTGAATTCATTTCGTCTAAGAAAAGAACGATATGATCATATTTTTTAGCCATTTTTGCGTCAGGCAATTCTGCTGGAGCGGCCCAGACCATTTTATTTTGATTGGAATCAAAATAAGGTATACCTTTAATGTCAGTGGGCTCCCATAAAGATAAACGAATATCAATCAAATGAGAGTTTGGTAATGAATTGGTAATTTGTTCGACAATGTCTGATTTACCAATACCCGGAGGTCCCCAAAGAAAAATGGGACGTTTACGTTCAATAGCAACCTTAATGCTAGATTTTGCGCTATTTGGGGTTACCTGTCTTACTGCTATATCTTCCATACTATACTCCTTAAAAAAATTAGTGCCGTTTTGTAAGTATGTATATATTATAGCATCTGCTAATGATTTGTCAAGAGGTTGTATACCAATTATTCTTGACGAGATAGTGCTTTTGTAAGGCCGTATTTTTTAACATCTCCACTGAAAAGATGCAGTTCGAGTGCTTTCTTTTCGTCTGTTACAACGATTCCTTTGCTCCACAAATAGTAAGGACAGTCTATAAATTTATCTAGCCATATCACAACATTCGTAGTAAGATCAAAGTCTGCTGGAAACGGAACATCATATGTTTGTAGTTCTATTTCTTCTGTAACAAATCTATAGCCTTCTTCTGTAAGCCGCAATCCGCCTTGATCTTTTGCTCTAGTATTTTGCCACCAAACAGGGAGATATTCTTTTACAGTAATATCGTTTATAGTTTTATTAGATTGTTTTAAAAAAATCTTTGTATATGTTTCTTTCCAGTTCATTCTGGTTTTAATTCTTCGCCTGTAGTTAATTTAAAGACAGAAAAATCTTCGCAATTAAACATTTTATTTAATTTTTTAGCAAGGTTATGTGCATGACCGGGATTTGAAAAAGATACCTTTTTGTATTTAGGACCAGGATAGCTAGTTAGTACATTAGAAGATTTTAAGTTAAAAGGGGCACCTTTATAAAACACAGCCCATATTGCTTCTGCTTCTAATATTTGTTCTGCTTTATAATTTTTTTTGTTGACGTATTCTAATAATACGTTCGGCTTTGGTCTTGACATATACGTAATCCTATTAATTAACTACGTATATATTTATCTCTTTTTTAATACTTTTTTTTGTTTTTAAAGTAAACTCTTACGCTATACTTACGAAATACTGCAATGTTAAACAATATAAGAGTTATAAAAACAGCAGTTTCTACAACATTTAACTCAAAGTTTTTAGCAATAGCAAGGAGCATTACATTTAAAGGAAAACTAATGATAGTTGCAAGTATGGTATCTGCAATAGATTCTTTAAGGGCTTTTGAGTCAATGGTCACCAATTGCCTTGATCCATTTTAATTTCAATTACTTCGTTGTCGCCTCTTGCATTACGTATTAGCAAGTCTTCAAGATTTCCATTTAATCGTGCCATAACTGTTCCTAATGAAAAAGCAAGATTTTTTGCCTGAGTAATATCTAATTTAACTTCTTTAGATTTAGAATTTTCAGCATTTTTTACTTGCTGAATAAAATTTTCTATAGGAGCAGTATTAATTGGTTCATTTTGCATTGACACGACTTAACTCCTGACGCATTTCAATGTCTGTAGTAAAAGGTCCTTTGTAATTATATCTTTCAATAGTAATTAATTTAGGACAAAACGATTTGACCCAACCTTTATCAAATTCAATTATATAATATCCTGCACAGTAAAGACTTTTACTTTTTGTACTTTTTGTAAACAAAGGTAATTTTCTTCTTACATCGTACATGGTATTGTACGGAGTACAACTTGTAGGGTATCCTTTGACTTCTTTTACAGTAGTGGTGTCTTCAACATCGTTTGCCTTAGAAAAAACTATGTCAACACCGTAGTGTTTTTTAAATTTAGAAATATTAGAAAATACTTTAGTCTCTTGACTATTAGAAAAAACAAAAAGATCGTCATTAGTACTAAGTGTGCCTAGTTTTGTTCCTTGATCTTCTATAATCCAAAATTTGTCTTTTAAGACAGTTTTGGCTTTAATTTTCTTTATCATTATTTTTCTCCTGTTGTTTTTCTTTAATAGTACGAGAAACTTCCTTCACATTTTGCGCCGGCTTCTTATTAAAGATTCGATCCCAATTATTGTCAAATGTTTTTCTATCAACACTAAACGGGCGCGGGTTACTACCTTTACCTGCCATATACTTAATTCTCCATTATGCTATATATTTTTCATTTATAAAATTCCAATTCTTGTTTCCAATTTTTTTTATTACGCTCGTAGTTGCTACAACCTTTCTGTGCAATAATTAATCTTCCACCGTCCATGTCTAATCTAATACTATCTGTAATAAATTGACCATCGTTTGCATCATACACTATTGCTGTTATCTGTCCAACTGAGTCTTCATTGTTTAATTTATTAAAAAGATAGACTAGTTCTTCTTTTCTCATGCTATATATTTTGCATTAAGCGGTTCTGCAAAGTGTTGCGCATTGTCTGCAATTCGTTGCATATCCCACAATGCACAAAATTTCATTAGTTTAACGCCTACTTGTGCTACTTCTTTTGGCACAGCATTCTCTGCAATAGTTGCAGAGATTATTTCTTTAATCTCCGCAGGTTGTGCAGTTAGATCACATAAAATTACATTTCTATTATAGTCATCTAACACTCTATGCTCTACACCTTCGTGATCTACCCAACGCTGTAGCATCATGTTATTCCAGTTGTAGCCTTTTGTTGCTTTATCTTCAAATGCTTCAATAAGTCCGACTTTGTTCTTAGTGCCTTTCTTGCGTACACCCGGATAAGCAGAGAACACATTGTCACTAGTATCGCCGCGCATACACTTTTCAAATAGCATAAATGCAGGATCGGGTGCAGGTTTAGGTTCTTTTGTTTTCTTATCAATAACAGGCTTGCCTTTGTCGTCAAAGTATCCTTCGTGTGTAATTGTAGTGTTGCTAACACCGTTGTATTGTTTTACGTTAGGTGCAATTAGTTGAGCAAAGTCTCCGTCTGTACTTATAATAACATGATTGTCATTAGGGTGTGCTTGTATCCAGCCAGCAATTAAATCATCTGCTTCTAGTTGCGGATGGCGCATTACAGTACAATTAGTTTTTTCTGTAACGTAATTTTTAAATTCGTCAAAGATTTCCCAAAACGCTTTATCTTCTTCTTGTTCTCTTTCAGTTAGAGCGTCACGGGCTTCTTGCCTGTTTCTTTTGTAAGGCTCATAGTAATCTTTACGCCAACTACGACCTTCTAAACAGAACACAACATGGTCTGCATTAAAGTCTTGCCATGCCTTTTTAATAGAATTAAAAGTTATATGTAGAGCCATACCAACTTTAGTATCTACATCACCACGAACAACATGACGGGCTCTAAAAAAAGTGTTTGCTGTATCAACTAGTATGTATGTTTTCATTTAATTCTTCCTGTACATAACGTTTCAATTCATGATCACCGATGTTGTCGGGGATCTCATTCTTGTAAAAAAGACGATAGCTATCACTACCATATTTTCCTATACCGTATAATATAGTAGCATCTTCTCCGTCCCATGTCAAGTAATCTTCGCTCATTTTACGCAAACGTTTCTCACGCACATTAACCATACCTAACGGTTGGATAATATTTTTAATAATGTGTTCGGGCGTTCTTAATAAGTCTTCTGGAGTAGGACATACAAAAAATAGCTTTGGTAATACACGTTTTACTTGTTTACGATTTGTTTGGTTTAAACAAATAACACCTACCATATGTTGCCATACTGTAGATACTTGCTGTTGAACCATTAAATCGTCACGCATTAAGATACTTCCGATTTATCTTTATCAATTGGATTAATGTTAATATAACCTGTTCTTGTCGGATCACCACCATCCTCAGCAAGCATCTGGGTTACAATATCTCTAAACCATCTGTCAACTATTTCTTCTTCAGGATCTCCATCAAATCCGTATCCGGACTCTTTTAATTGTACTATGAAATAGTCGTTCCAGTCAAGTTCAAAGAATCCATTTTTAATATTATCTGGATTAACATGAGTATTAATAACCTCAATATACGGTTCTTTTTTCTTCGTAGCCTGCTCTTTAGCAGTCATTGTATTTGGGAAAGTTTTTTCTTTCTTTTTAAACGGATTTAATTTATCTAACATATCCTTCACATATATCTCCTAATTTTTTCAACCACTTCGTCGTTAAGTTCCCCAGGCGTTGCCGAAGATGTCGACGTGTAGTCTTGGTGTATATCTCCAGCCTCTTTCCATTGCGAGTTCTGCGACTTGCTTGGTGTTGGTTTGATACTCGTCTGAGTGACCGCCAAGCGGCATGACGTATACAGGGACTTCGATACCCGCTTTGCGGTATTCCACAACGGCACGAGACACTTCGTCCACATCAATTGCGTCAGCGACCACAAATTTAAAATACAGATCGCTGTTAGGAATATCATAGTAAGACCTAGCAATTTCAGGCTTGATAGTATCATCCCAAATCTCACCCGATACAGAAAGTTTGGGCGAGCATGACCATGTAATTCGAAATCTGTCTTGAGATTCGAGATAGTCCTTGAACTCAGGTCTAAGTTTTTGAGTAGTGTTTGTTTCAAATGTGACATTTTTTAAGTCCTTCATTTTAGGATGTTCTAATAATTCGATATACAGTTTTTGCCAACCTAGTAAAGGTTCTCCCCCAGTAAATATCAAATGAACATCTTGCCCATTATCCATAGTCCACTTGCCTTCTGGTGTTAAACTAAGCAAATGTTCTACGACTTCGTCTACAGTTCGATCCATCATGTATTTTTTAAACTCTGGATAGATACTTGCGTAAGTATCGCAACCTGTATGAACGATTGGTAAATCTTCAAACGTTTCAACTGTGTTTATTATATTATCATCTAACAGTTTCTTAACGTCCGGATTGTATTTAGTACCTTCGCGTCTAACGTATGAACCTCTTTCGTAACCAAAATTCATACAGCGGAAGTTACAACCAAAGGTACGTAGGAATA